TCACTCTTGGTCAGACAGATGCTGCTAACGCGGTGGGGGATTTGTTTGGCCGCTTGCGGCCTATGGGCACATCTTTGGATGACATCAAAACCGTTTTCAACGGGGTGAATGTTGCTGCAAAGCAAATGAACCTCAGTACGGCAGACACTGAAGGCGTCATGCTGCAGTTAAGTCAAGCTCTGGGCTCAGGAAAGCTCCAGGGCGATGAGTTCAGAAGCATCATGGAGCGGCTGCCAAAAATCGGCCAGGCCGTTGCTAAGTCTTTGGGCGTGACTGTTGGTGAGTTAAAAGATCTCAGCAGCCAGGGCAAGCTCACAACAGATGTAATTATCAAGGCTCTCAAAAAAATAGAGAAACAAGGCTTCCCTGAATCAGATGGCGCGGCTGCGTTCGCAAAAGCTATGAAGGATTTATCTACGGCAATAGGCCAAACGCTAACGCCTGTTTTGAATCCAGTTCTCAAACTTATAGCCGGTTTGGTTGACAAGTTCTTGGAACTTCCTAAACCAGTTCAGGCTGCTGTCATTGGGTTTACCGCTGTTGCTGGAGCTTTTGCTGTAATTGCGCCACTACTTCCTGCAATCGCTGCTGGTATCGCCGGGATCGTTGCTGTACTGACAGGGCCTGTCGGCATTGTTGCAGGTATTGCTGGTGCAGTGGCCGGCTTTTTCGCAATGAAAGGTGCTGCTGAAGAATCTAAGGAGCCGATGGTTCAGGTCAACGATGAAGCAGCAAAAACCAAAGCCGCTGTTGAGGCCGCTGCCCGAGCAAAGCAGGAATTTATCGAAAAAACAAAAGAACATATCAGCGCCCTTGAAGCAGAAAACGCCCAAATTTCGGCAGCAGAGCAAGCCTACGAAAACACAATTAAAGTCACTGATGCCCGCCTCAACGCAGAATCAGAGATCAACAAGTTGCAAGGCCAAATCCTTGAACGCGCCTATGAGCAGGCAGGTTCAGCTAGAGAGCGCCTAAATATTGCAAGACAAATTTATCAAAATGAAGTTGCTGGCGCTCGCATTGCCTATCAGCAAACGCTGAACAGCATTGAGGCAGAAAAGCAGCGACTTCTATTCCGTCTGCAAACGGCACAGGTCGAAGCAAGAATTATCCAGGCAAAGGGTGAACTTGCTGCAGCTGAGGCCGAAAGTGCAGAAAAAGCCCAGTTAATTTTAGATAAAACACAACTTGCAGTTCAAGCGCAACAAGAAAGTGTGAGAGTAATTGCGGGCCAGATTACGGCTCAAAACAGAATTGCTGAGCAGCAAAAAATAGCTGCAGCTGCAGTGCTAAGACAAAAAGAACTCACAGCGCGAAGCAAACTTGAGGCAAAGTTATACGGTGACAAGATTGTTAGAAGCAAAGAACAGGCAAGAATCCTTGCGGCAAATATTGCAGGTGGCACTACAAATTCGCGCAACCTTGCAACAGCTACGGGACAAGTAGCATCTAATGCGAGTAATTCTGCGCATATGTTTATTAGGGTCGCAGACAATGCAGACTCCGCGGCTAGAGCCATATCACGCGCTGCTGCAGCGCAAAGAGAGCTGAATGCGGCGAGAGCAGCTGCAGCTGCGGCAAGAGCGGCAGCCGCTGCGCAACAAGGCGGTCAGGCGGTACAGCAAGCCGCAGGCGGTTACAACCGTGGATCGTTCAAAGCTTTTGCCCGTGGTGGCGTTGTCAAAGGGCCAACCCTTGGCCTTATTGGTGAAGGTGGTGAGCCTGAGTACATCATTCCGCAAAGCAAAGCGGCTGGCTTCTCTGCTAATTATCTTGCTGGCAAGCGGGGCATCAGTGCTGTCCCAGGGTTTGCGGCTGGGGGCGTGGCAATGCCTTCAAGCGCAAACGTGAGCATCCAAACAGGCCCTGTGACACAAATGAATGGACAAAACTTTGTAACGATCTCAGAGATGTCAGCAGCAGTGCGAGCGGGCGTTGAGCAAACCTTGGACCTGATACAGCGTGATGGCATGATTCGCGCAGGCTTGAGCATCTGATGAGCACTAACTACGACATCCTTTGTTTTCTGGAATATTATTCTGACCGAACAAGTGTGTTCAGCAGTGGGGTGCGCACGCCTACAAAGCAGTGGCAGAATTTTTATCAAGAGGGTCAAGTCCTAGGCTCTGCAGACTCAGAGTCAAACTCAACCTACTATTACTTAGCGTTTGACGTGGATGGATTTGGTTCTACGGATGCTTCAAGCATCAATGATCTATCGGTTGACCTAGCTGCAACGGCTGAGATCATTGACATTACTGATCAGGCGATGGAGGCAGACAACCTACTAATCGCAAGCTTGTACGTTCAAACTGCAGGCAGCCAAGCATTCGATCCATCAAGCGCAGTGCGGGTTAGCCGTTACATTGGCAGCATTGAGGAGGCAAAAATCACCGATATTTCTGTTTCTTGGACTGTCAATCCAGCTATCAACAAAAGAAATCCACAGGTTCCGACTCGTAAAATAACAGCCAACATGCTGAACAAAACTCGTCCGCAGGTCCCATGAACGACGACATTTTCGGCGATGATTTCCGTCTTGTATGCGCTGACGGCGTAACCCGTGAAGGGTGCAGCATCACCATCAGCGATGGTGCCTATGCCTACTTGGACGAACAAGGCCAACTGCTTTCTGGTGATCGTGCCGTGACACAGGTTCTTGGCGGTAGCTTTGCAGTGACGCCAAGGGAGCTGGCTACTATTGTTCGAGAATATGGGCCGTTGAACATATGACTTTCTCAGCAAGTGGCTCAAAATTTGGAAGAGGCCGGATCAGCAGTGCAGCCGATCGTGTTTCTCAAAAAGCGCAGGAACAAAAGGTTCGCCAGCAACCATCAAAGCTGGTCAACATCGCGCAACGCAGCGATGACGCTGTAGAAAAAAGCAAAAAGCCTAGGGCTATAAAAATTGAAGGGGAAGAGCAGAAAACAGCAGCGGCAGGCGATACTGTGCCTATCGTTTTTTGCAAAAGAGATGGCAACGTTGGTGGAGTATGGCTTCAACCTCCTCTGTCGAAGCAAGGATCTTACAACTTTGTCGGCATTTTCCTTTACCCCTTGAGTCAGGGTGAAATCACAAGTACTCCTGTCACGACCAACACATACGTTGGCCCGGATCAAATTCAAGCAAGATCAGGTACGGTGCCAACAATCAATAAGTATTATTCAACAGCGGCGGCAATGGCTAGCTCTCCCAGCAGTTGCCCAATCACTAGCGGCAAGATTTTCTGCGATTACAATTCAAACTATTTTATTGCAGAGACTGTAAAAGCTTCAGGCTATGTTCATTATGGCAGAGATTTTGCGTCATCTCACACAGACAATGCGTTTTTGACCATTGGAAGTGGCGATACCACTAACAGTGTTATTGAATTTACCGGGGACAACTATCAGGCATGGGATTCTGTAACTGGCACAGATGTTACGGCTTCTTTTTTCTCATTTCTTGGGATAAGTGACCCTTCTTCGTACATCTTCACCCGAAACAGAAACCCTAGAATAGGCACTCTAATCGGAGGTTTTCCTGTTGGAAATATCGACAGGGGGATTGTTCTTGCTGGTGGCGCTTTAGGTCAACTGTTCGCCAAGCAATCGCACGCCGTTGCCTATGGAGAGTTTGGAACAACTAATCCCGTAAACGAAAAATTTACAAATGGCACTGTAAACAATCAGAAAAATACATCAAATTCCGCAAGTACCGGAACGCTTGGCGGCAATGTTGCAGAGTATGCGGCAAGCCCGGTCTCTGATCCTACAAATCCCGGATCAGGGTTTGATTTTACCGATTATGGAGACATTACATTTTTAGA